GAAATGGCGGATAAAAATACGGAGTTTAAAAGGTGGTTTAGTGGGTATCGTTCATGCGAGGATATGGAACAAATGTTTATGCACAAAGAAAAACAAGGAAGTTTGTTTGACTTTAGTGATGAGCCACTAAAGGATTGCTTTTGCAAAATATAAAAGGGGATATTGTGACAAGAGAAGAAGCCAGAACAATGGTAATGATGAATTTGTTAGACAGTGAACATGGTGGGATAAGCTATATAGCAGATAATGCTATTTTAGATGTAACAGAGGATTTGGAAGTAGTGGAAACTAAAGCACTTGATAGGGCATATCTTGAAGCCAAAGAAGCCATAAGAAGATACAGGCAACATATCAAGTTTTTACAGAAACAAGTAAAAGAGCTTAAAGAAGAGCTTGATTTGGCAAACAAACTTTTGGAGAGAAGATGATACTAAATTATAAAATAATAAATGATAAAAAGTATCTAACAATGAGATACTTTTGCAGATTAGAAGATAGGTCGTACGACTCATTTTCAGCTATATTTTGGAATTTTAAAAACAATAAGTTACCAAACCACGAATATAGAATTTTAGATATAATTAAGATTAAAAATAATATTTATGTTGGGTTAGATAGTTATATTGAGTTAATTAAAAAACGAAATGCAATAGCAGATTACACAGCTAGTGTTCACGTTTTATTAAATGAGTTAAAAGAACAAAAAGTAATAAAAGAAAACGACATTATGAAAATGTTTAATATTAGAAATCAATCAAGAGTTTCAGAGATGCTAAAAAATGTAACAAATACAATGGCACTAAAAGCTTTTGATAGTATGTTTGAATATCTATCTAACATAACGGATAGAGTTCTTAAAGAAACAGAAGAAACTGTTTTATGGTATAAAGACACAAGAAAACATTTAAAGGCATTTATATGAAATTTAAATCAACACTATATTTGTATGGCATTGAGCCTATGGAGTTTGAGGATATGAGGTATCGTGATGCCTTGGAGTATCGCATCGCTAAAGCAAAAGAGCTGATAGGAGAGTTGCAAGAAGTAACATTTAGAGAAAGAGACGACAATCGTATAAGAAATTGTTTGAAAGCTATACAACATAATGAAATGCTTTTGGGGGAAATCTCATGAGAGTTGAACTATTACACCATACACCTTTATTTGTATGTGCTAAGGCAATACGCAAATGTTGGGCTAGTGAGGATAAAAGTGATACTCTAAAGAGCAAAGACGCTCCTAGTATGGAGGAAGCGGGTAAAAGACTAAAATATGATTATATAGGCGAAAAAGACAGAGAACTTGTAGATAGAGTTGGTAATAAGAATAAACACTCATCAGTTCTTAGACATTTAAACTATACATTTGAGATTCAAGGTATATCAACTAAAACACTATTGGCTTTTACTAGGCACAAAGTTGGTATTGAGTTTAGCGTACAATCAACTAGGTACACTACAAAGAAGCGAAGAGAATATTTACAGTTTACAGAAACAAGCAATACTAGCATAAATAAAATGCTTCAAGACATAATGGATATTGTGGATTTAGCAATAGAAAAAGGGTTTAGTAATGATGATATATCAATGCTACTCCCACAAGCATATCAATATTCTTGTGTAGTAACAATGAACGCTCAAGCTATTCAGCACTTCTTAGAACTAAGAATAAATCAAAAACACGCCCACTGGGATATAGTTAAACTTGCAGAAGAAATTGCAATAAAAATCCCCAAAGAACATAAATATATATATTTAGACACTATAGAAAAATGTGGAAATACAGAGTTTAAAGAAATATTTCTTAATTCTATGTTATAATCATTTTAAAAAAAGGATTGACAATATGCAAAAAGTAGATTTGACAGGTCAGAAGTTTTCAATGCTTACTGTGATGAAAGAAACAGAATCACTTAATGGTAAAAAAAGATATATATGCAGATGTGATTGTGGAAATATAATAGAAAAATCATATGCAAATTTAAAAGGTTTAAATGGCAGACAGTCTTGTGGATGTATGAAAAAAGAATGGCTAAAAGAAAGTCAAACCAAACACGGAATGAAATATACAAAGCTGTATAGAACTTGGCAAGGAATTAGAAGTAGGTCTATTAATTCTAACACTTTCAAGGACATAGAAAATCATAAAACATACACAGAAAAAGGAATAACAGTTTGTGATGAATGGGAAAATTCTTTTGAAAGTTTTATGAAATGGTCTATCGATAATGGTTATTCTGAAGAAAAAGCAAAAAAAGAAAAACTATCAATAGACCGCATCGATAACAATGGAAATTATGAGCCAAATAATTGCCAATGGATATATATTGGAGAAAATTCAAGAAAAGATAGAATAGGAAAATCTAATACAAAATGTAGAAAACTAACAGATAAAAATGTAGAAGATATAGAAAATATATTAAAAAATACAAATTTATCTCAAGTTGAGATAGCAGAAAAATATAACATAGAAAGAACTACAATAAGTAGAATAAAAAGAAAAGTTTTGAATTATGTTAAGTAAAAAATCCGCGCACTTTCATATAAGAGATGTGGCAGAAGCGATGTTTTTTGTACTACCTAATTATGTGAAATATCTTTTTGAGGAGAAACAATGACACATCCGCTAAAAAACCCTGATAGCAAACACTATGAGTTGTGGGGTGGAGTTGATGCGATAGACATCATCGAGGGGAAACTTACAAAAGAAGAACTTATAGGAGCTTGTAAGTTTAACATACTCAAATATCAACTTAGACTTGGGCAAAAAGATACTGTTGAAAAAGAGCTTGTGAAGATAAAGACTTATCAAGACTATTTAAAATACTTAATGGAGGTAGAAGATGAGTAGTGCAGAATCAGTAATAATGGAAAACTTTAAGATTTGGTGGTATGAAACACTAAATGAAGATGATAGAATTTGGTATCTAAAAATGTATAAAGATGCTATAAGTGCTTATAATGCGGAAGTTTTAGGAAAAAAGTAGTATAATAGATAATATTTTTTCAAATAAAGAGGAATAATGGCAAGATTATCCGAAGAAGATAGAAGCAAAATATTAGCTGATTTTCATATAGGTAAAAGTCAAAATGAATTGGCTAAAATATACCGTTGTTCACCAGCTACAATAAACAAGTTATGCAAGGGATTAGAGCCTAAATATAAGGAAAAAGTGAATATAGTAAGTTCGATAAAAGCGGAATTAGTGAATGAAAGTGAATACCAAAGTGAATGCTTTGAAAATGCAGTAGCAGAAGCAATAAGAAACAAAGGCTTAGTATTTGGATTAACACAGAAGGCACTAAAAAAAGCAGAACAAATGCTCGATAATGCAGATAACATAAATGATGTTAAAGCAGTAGTAGAATTAAGCGATAGAGCATCATTAACCTTAGGAGTCAATCCACGATTCGCACCTAAAACAGAAATAACAAATACTAATGCACAAGAGAAAAAAAACACAATCATTCAAATCATAGAGGACAAACAAAATGTTTAATTTAGACAAGAAAGGTGATAAGCGTTCAATCGGTGCAAATGTTAATATTCAATCAATTATTCAATTAGGAGAGGAAATATAAAACCAGCAACAAAACTTTTAAAGTTATTGCCACATCAGTATCAGCTCATTAGGAATGAGACAACTAAAATATTAGGGATGACCGCAGGATTTGGAAGTGGAAAGACTTTTGCAGTAGCTAGAAAAGGTATATTATTAGCTAAAAAGAACAAAGGTTGTGATGGAATTATAACCGAGCCAAATTTCCCATTATTAACACAAATCCTAATACCTGAAATGAAATCAGCTTTAGATTTTATGGATATTAAATATGAATTTAAATCAGGTGAGTCAATATTTTATTGCGATATAGATGGAGAAGAAACAAGAATAATTTGTAAATCTATGGAAAGTTACGAACGACTTATAGGTATTAATGCAGCTTGGGTAATAATGGATGAGTTTGATACAGCCAAAAGCGAACTTGCATATAATGCCTACTTAAAGCTTCTTGGACGTATTCGTGTTGGCAATGTAAGACAGATGGTAATTGTAAGCACCCCAGAAGGTTTTAAAGCTATGCACAGAATATTCATAGAAGAAGCAGATGAAAATAAAACACTTATAAAAGCTAAAACAACAGACAATTACCATTTACCTCAAGACTATATAGATACAATGATGTCTCAATACCCAGCTGAACTTGTTGAAGCGTATATTAATGGAGAGTTTACAAATCTAACAAGTGGAACTGTTTATAATAAATTTGATAGAACTATGAACAACACAACACAGCAATATGACGGAATATCTGATATACATATAGGAATAGATTTCAACGTAACGGCAATGAGTGCCATTTCTTGTATAGTAAGTGATATGACTATAAAAGCAGTTGATGAGTTTGTGGGATTGTTTGATACTCCAGAGCTTATAGAAGCAATAAAGGAACGATACAAAAATAGAAATGTTTATGTTTATCCAGATGCAGCTGGAAATGCAAGAAAGTCAGTATCAGCAAATGAAACAGATATTAAGTTGTTAAAACAAGCAGGTTTTACTGTTAAAGTAGGAAACCAAAATCCTTCTATTATGGATAGAGTAAATACAATGAACTCTTTGTTTTGTAATGCTAAAAATGAAAGAAAACTCTTTATAAATATAGCTAAATGCAAACAACTTACTAAGGCACTAGAACAACAAGCCTATGATAGCAAAACAAATCTACCAGATAAAAACAATGGATATGATAATATGGGTATAGATGCTTTGGGATATTTATGCTATAAACTTATGCCAATAAAAAGAGACATTAGAGCCGTTAATAATAAAAGATATGATAGCTTTATACCTAAAAACGATTGGAGTCCTATATGATAAAGCAAGTAACAGTAGAACAGTTTTTTAATAGCAATGGAATTGATGATATGTTAAATAGCTACATACAAGAAAGCAGGTTAGAAAGCATTACATCATCAAATCCACAAAAAGAAATGTATAAAGCTTTAGAAGAAAATAACATCTTGAATGTTTTTGGTGCATATAATAAAGATAAAATAATTGGATTTGTTTCGACTTTTACATCTATTATACCAAAACACGGAATACAATCAACAGTAATAGATAGTATATTTGTTGAAAAATTATATAGAAATAGTGGTTATGGATATAAACTAATACTAAAAGCTAAAGAGGTAGCAAAAGAAAGAGATAGTAAGATATTTCAAGCATCAGCAAACATAGGAGGAAAATTAGATAATGTTTTTAAAAATATGAAAGGAATGGAAGCTACAAATGTTATCTACACAAGTAAACTATAACTCTATTGTAATGTCTAAAAAAGAGATAGAAAATTCAATAGCAATAGAAAAAATCTTG